CAACGCTTGGGTGTACGGCAACGCTTGGGTGTACGGCGACGCTCAGGTGTACGGCAACGCTTGGGTGTACGGCGACGCTTGGGTGTACGGCAACGCTCGGGTGTACGGCAACGCTTGGGTGTACGGCGACGCTTGGAGCGAATCCCCGCTGCAAATCCAGTCCTCCAAGTACTTCGTCAATGCTGCTTCTCTGGGCGATCTCAGAATTGGGTGTCAAGTGCACTCGATTGCTTGGTGGCTAGATAACAACGAGAGACACGCCGCTGAAACAGGGGAAACACCTGAGCTTGCAGCGGAAATGAGGCTGTATATCGAGCTTGCGGCGAAGCGATACGCCCCAGAGCTTTTGAAAAAGGAGGTTTAAGACATGGCAAGCACAACACTTTATTGGCTGGCACTTGGTGCAGCCGGATTCGCCCTGCTGGACACGTTGGGCGCAGCAGCAGTCCGGGCATACCGGCGGCGCAAGATTCGGCAGGAGAGGGAGCGCAGAGCGCGTCTTGCGGCGGAGAAGGCTGCACGGCACCAGCTTTTCTGGCGCAACCTCAAGGAAATCAGCCTGTGAACAAAAAACGGCTCTCACAGCGAGGCAACGCCGTGAGAGCCACTAGGGGTAAGACATGGTACTCCCTTATTATAGCAGAATGAGGTGAAAAGTCAATGTTTGTATGCACGAACGAGGATTGCGGCCTGATTTTTGACCGCCCTGACATCCGAGACATCCCGCTTGAGGACGGAATCAGCTGGCGGCACGAATGGTGGGCTTGCTGCCCGAACTGCGGCGATACGGAATACACTGACGCAGAACAGTGCGAGGAATGCGGCGACTGGTGGAAGCCGTGGAAGCTGGCCGACGGCATTTGCCCGGACTGCCTCCGGGAAAAGATGTGGAAGGAGATTAAGATCGGATGAACATCTATGAAAAGTTGGCAAACATCTGGAAAAACGTCCAGCGCATGGCCAAAGATGATAAAGTCGAGTTTGGCAAGACGGCCTACAAGGCATTGTCGGAGGAAAAGGTTACTACCATCATGCGCCAGCAGATGGTAGAGCAGGGGCTTATCGTTTTCCCGGTGGACATGACGTCGAGCCGAAACGGGCAGATTTCCCACGTCGATGTGAGGTATCGCATCGTCAACACGGAATCGCCGGATGAGTATATCGAGGTTGTTTCCTGCGGCGATGGTGCGGATTCGCAGGACAAGGGCGCTGGCAAGGCTATGACATATGCCTACAAGTATATGTGGCTGCGGGTTTTCGGCATTCCGACCGGCGAAGACCCGGACAAGATCAGTTCTGCACAGTTGGACGCTGAGGAAGCGGAACGCAGAGCGGCGGCTGTACCGTGCTCCGACTGCGGCTCTGAGATCACGAGCGTCACCCGGAAAGATGGCAGCGCATGGCCGGTGCATGATATGGTTACTTACTCTTCCGGCCGCTTTGGTCGCCCCCTCTGCGCCTTGTGCATGAAGAATGCACAGAAGAAGGAAGCCAAAGAGGAAGCAAAACGAGCGCTCAAAGCTGATGCGGAGGCACATCCTGCATGACCATCAATTGCAAAGGCTCCGACATCCAGTATTTTGCCGGTTATATCTGCGTCCCCTCCCCTGCGGAACAGCAGGGTGAGGTGGTTGCAGATAAGGACTACACCGTTACCATCAAGCGCAAGACAAAGCGGCGCAGTCTGGATGCAAATGCTTACTACTGGGAGTTATGCGGCAAGCTTGCACGTCATATGGGCGTATCAGCACATGAGGTATACCGGCGGCACATCGTTGGTGTGAGCAACTACGAGACTTATTGCATGGTCACGGATGCAGTCGGAAAATTTACCGAACTTTGGTGCTCAGACCACTACGGGCGGCAGATTGAGACACGGGAAAGCAAAATTAAGGGATGCACTACCGTCCTCGCTTACTACGGCTCATCTGACTTTGATGCAGCACAGATGGCAACGCTTATCGAAAACTGCGTGCAAGACTGCAAGGCACTGGGCGTTGAGACCCGCCCGCAGGAAGAGATCGACAGCCTTTTGAATCAATGGAAGGAGGACAGCGGTGCGAAAGCAGACCAAAGCGACGAACATCCCGCCTAAAGTCAAAGCGGCTGTATATGATCGGGACAAAGGCCGCTGTATCATCTGCGGTCAGCCCGGTGACCCAGTGGCGCACTATATCAGCCGCGCACAAGGCGGACTCGGCATCGAGCAGAACATCGTGACACTCTGCTGGATGTGCCACCAGACTTACGACCAAAGCCACAGGCGGGACGAATACCGGCGGTACATCAAGATGTATCTGCAAGGTAAATATCCCTATTGGAACGAAAACAAGCTGACATACAGGAAGGGGTATAGCAATGCTGAATAAAATCGTCCTCATGGGGAGATTGACTAAAGACCCTGAGTTGAGACACACCGGCAGCGGTACGGCGGTTACTTCCTTCACCCTTGCGGTGGAGAGAGATTTTAAGGACAAAGCCAGCGGTCAAAAGGAGACGGATTTCATCGACATCGTAGCGTGGCGCAATACCGGCGAGTTCGTGAGCAGGTACTTCACCAAAGGCCGTCAGGCGGTCGTGGAAGGCCGATTGCAGATGCGCGACTGGCAGGACAGGAACGGCAATAAACGCCGCACAGCGGAAGTTGTTGCAGACAACGTATACTTTGCCGACAGCACCCGCAAGGAAGAAACGGCACCGCCCACCGTGCCTGAATTTGACGAGCTGGATGACAACGACGACCACCTGCCGTTTTAAGGAGGTATAACATGGACAAATTACTCCAGTGCCCGTTCTGCGGCAGTGAAGACGTTTACTTTAATCGCAACTTCAATCAACGGCTGGATGTATACTTCGCGTGGATTGAATGTGATTGCTGTGGCGCAAGGACTAAAGGATGCTCAAGTGCAGATGACCCAGCAAAAAACGATGCGTGGGACAACAAGGCTTGTGATAGACTCGCAAAGGCTTGGAACCGAAGAAGTGGTGTCGAATGAGCAAGCGAAATTACGTAGCTCTGATGCATGACTACCTTGACGAGATGTCAGAGCTTACCGACGAGGAATTCGGGCGGTTGTGCCGGATGCTGCTTACATACAGCATAACCGGTGAGCAGCTGGAGCCGAGTGGAAACGAGCGGTTTTACATCAAGCGGATTATCGCTCAGGAAGATCGAATGCAGGACTCCTACAGCAAAGCAAGCGAAGCTAGAAGGCAAAACGGGGCCATGGGTGGACGTCCTAAGAAAACCGAAGATAACCAAGCGAAACCTAAAAAACCTAGCGAAACCGAAGATAACCTAGCGAAACCTAAAAAACCTAATTCAAATTCAAGTTCAAATACAAGTTCTATCTCTCCTAACGGAGAGACACCCCCCTTACCCCCCTCAAGGGGGCGGAAGAAAACCACGCAAGAGCTGCCTGATCCGGATTTTGATGCTTTCTGGGCTTTATATCCCCGGAAAAAATCCAAAGGCGAGGCCAAGAAGGCGTGGGCGCAGTTAAAGCCTAGCAGAGAGATCATCTCGGCCATAATGGCGAAGCTGCCACTGTTAGTCGCCTCCCACGACTGGACGAAGGAGGGAGGGCAGTACGTCCCTAACCCCGCAACATGGTTACGCGCCGAAGGCTGGGAGGACGAAGTGAAAGACGCTCCCCGCAAGGACAGCTTCCCGACCCCGGCAAAGCCGGGAGAAGCGCCGCGTGTGCCCAGTAGGGCGAAACAGAACGCGGAGTGGATGCAGAATGCTTTAGCGGAAATGGACGCGGAAGAAGAGGTGAAACAGGATGAACGAGTATGAACGAACCTTTGTGAGCGATTGCCGCGAGAAAAAGCAAATCGCGCACAGTGCTTCTCATGTGAAGCGCGGAAGCAGATCAAGGGCGTGTTCCCTGCCAAGCGATGCACTTACCCCCTCCCAGCTCAAAAAAATGAACGGGAAGTGCGTAGTGTACAGTTTGGACAAGGTGTATAGCTACAAAGATTTCAAAGGATTCCCGGTAGACTTTCAGGCGGACTATCTTAACCACTGGATGGAGCGCTTTGGGGTTGGCGTGAGTACGCTTGGGCAGCATTTCTGGCAGTTAAGCCCCGGTACACTGAGTGCACATGCGAAACGGGTGGGAATATCCCAAAAGATCAAGCGTAAACAGGGGGCGAAAATCACCCCCGAAACCGCAGAAGCTATCCGGAAGGTCTTAGAATCCAGCGCCGGTGGCGGATGCGCTGCTGAAGAAGACGCTCAAATCGAGAAAGTGCCAGACCTTCAGACCGATCAGCTGGCTGATACTCCCGTTATTTCGGCGCGAAGTGAGCTTAACCGCTTCGATTTCGACGCGGTTAAGATACTAGCCAATATGTTTGCGGGGAAAAGAGTCTCGGTGACTATCGATGTGCAGGAGGTCGAAAATGGCGAATAAGAAGCACTCGACGCATCGCCAGATGCGGGGACAGACCTATGCGCAGGAACTGCAAAAGCGGCGGGAAGCCCGAGACCGGATTATCACTATGTGGGCCACTCAGCTAACGCTTGATGTTATGGCGGGGCTGCTAAATGACTGCTACGGATTCGGAGCGGAACGACTCACAAAGATTTCCGAGGAGTTTAACGCCCGCTGGCCAGAGTATATGCAGGCTATCAGCAAAAACCCGGAATCCGACTACATCCGAGACCGCATCGACCGTCAGCAGGAACAGATCTTCGGCCCCGAATATCTTAGCTGGGAGGAACGCTATGAGCACTGGAGTTAAGTGCCGTAAGTGCAAATACGGTTTTGGGAGCGGCTGGTGCGATTACATCGGCGCGACAAACAAGCGCCGCCCATGCCCGCCGGGCAAAGAATGCACGGCGTATGAACCGCTTAGGGGCGCAAAGGAGAAGAACCGGCTACCGGCTCCGATGCCGAAAGCCGACATTGAGCCGGAAAAGGAGCCGTGGAATGTGACGGCACAGATCAACGACCAGCTGACGGCCATGTGGGAGCAGGGGCTGACGGACTACCAGATCAGCGCCGAAACCGGCCTGAACCATACGACGATCGGTTATTGGCGGCGCAAACGCGGACTGCCAACGCAGAGGGAGCGAAGAAATGCTCAGAGTTACGATTGAGGTCGATGCACCTACCGGTCAGGCTATCGGCGTGAAGGAGCAGATAGCAATGGATCTGGAGCGCTGGGGCGATACAGTGGTTGTTTCTGTTGAGGAAATAACCCCGGAGCAGATGAAGTTAGGAGGCATGGCGTGAGAATTACGATTCCGGGCGCCCCACGGGGCAAGGCGCGGCCTAGAGTGACTAGGAGGGGAACTTATACCCCGGAGGAAACAAGACGCTATGAGGGGCTTGTAAGAGCTTGCTGGGCGAAAGCGGGCGGGGAGCGCTTTGCGAATGATGCCGCGCTGAATGTGCTTATCGTGGCATGGTGCCCCATACCAAAGAGCACCAGCAAGGCAAAACGGATGGAAATGCTGCTGGGGCATATCCGCCCAGCCAAAAAGCCGGACTGCGATAATGTGGCAAAGATCATTTGCGATGCGCTGAACGGATGCGCATACAAGGATGATGCACAAATTGTACGCTGTACGGTGGCCAAATATTACTCGGAAACTCCGAGAGTTGAGGTAAATATACAGGAGGTAAAGCATGAATAACAAGTATGAATTTACGAGTGACACGTTAGTCACAGATGACGGTGCTGTACTCCACAGGATAAAAGCGCGGATCAGCTTTGCGGGTGTCCGAGAGGGAGACCTGGGCGGCTGGGTCGAAAATGAAAAAAATTTAGACGTGTCCGGCAATGCGTGGGTGTACGGCGATGCGCAGGTGTCCGGCAATGCGCAGGTGTACGGCAATGCGCAGGTGTACGGCGATGCGCAGGTGTACGGCGATGCGCAGGTGTACGGCAATACGTGGGTGTCCGGCAATGCGCAGGTGTCCGGCAATGCGCAGGTGTACGGCAATGCGTGGGTGTCCGGCAATGCGTGGGTGTACGGCGATGCGTGGGATGTCTCGCCGCTCCAAATCCAGACGTCTAAATATTACGTCAACATGGCAAGTGCGACTGAGTTGCGCATCGGCTGTCAGGTGCATACGATCGCATGGTGGCTCGCGAACAATGAACGGCACGCCGCCGAGACAGGAGAAACACCGGAACTTGCAGCTGAAATGCGCCTATATATCGAGCTGGCCGCAAGGAGATATGCGCCAGAACTGCTGGAGGCTGTCGCAAATGAGCAGTAACGGATGTGCAGAGTGTGTTGTAACTGAGTATTGCCCAGAATGTGAGATCGAGGTCACAATGCAGTGGGATGTAAGGGAGCTTGGCTATAAGGCATTTTGTCCGCATTGCGGAAAGCGGCTTATGCTGTGCAGCGAATGCCAATTTATTGATGGCTGCGATTATGATTCAGAGACGGATAGTTGCAGATTCAACGCAAGGAGGAATAATATGGGCAAAAAATATAGACTTACGCTGACGGAGAAACAGCTCCGAGTCATCAACGCAGCGCTGGAGGAGTATTTCCGGGCGGCGCTTGGCCAGTGGGATTTGCTGGCAGAACGTTTAGCTTTCCGTGGTTTAAACGACCACCCCAACAACAACATTGAGCTTGTCCGGCGTATGACAAAGAAAGATGCAGCTAGGCGTATGCTTAACGCGGTAGGCGAAATCCTAGTCGATCGCTATGATATTCCCAAGCAGGAAGAAGATATGATCGCCATTGATATGTGGCGTATTCTGCGGCGGGAATTGCAACCGGAGTCATTTAAGCAGGAAATTTACCGGGACACATACCGCGAAAGCGACGAACCGCCTATCAAGCTGGAGGAGGTATCAGATGACGCTTGAAAACAAAAAAGAGCTTGTACGGCTCTTACATCTGTACATGGCTGATATTATGCGGCAGGATGCGGTCAAGCGGCGCGAGGATAAGCGCAATATGGGAATGCATATTGGCATTAAAAGTCAGTTCGACCATGCACGCATTATCGCAGACAAACTAACGAAAGAGATTTCAAACGATCTTTTCAGATTTTGACGGGGGAACAACCATGCATGAACTGAAACCTTGCCCGTTTTGCGGCGGGAGCGTACACATAGAAACTGGATATTCCTATTTCCATGATTATGTGGTCTATTGCGATATGTGCGATTCTGTTTTTACGTTGGATGCCTGCCATGCAACCATAGATGATGTCAGAAAGGCATGGAACAGGAGGGCCGAAGATGTGCCTACTCTTTAACATTATCTCCTTTTGCGCTGGCGCTATTATCGGCGTAGTGCTGACCGCCTGCATCGTCGCGGCGGACTGGCACGAAAAGCCCCGGAGACACCGGGGGTGGTGGATGAAGGCAAATGACGGCTATGCGGAGTGTACAAAGTGCGGATTTGCGTATGACGCAACAGAGGAAACGTATGGCTATTGCCCTAAATGCGGCGCGGATATGAAGGGGGTAAAGTCAAGTGATTGACCGCATTGACGCGATGGAAGCCGCAGCAGCCGGACTCCCGGCAGTGGAGCGCTTATGTACCGCGAATGCAGTCGGTAAGCTATGGCACTGGAAGGAAAACAACGGCGTAGAGGACTTGCGTGCAGCTATCAAATACATTGAGTATATGATCGACAGAGAGGAGCGAATGCATGGCTGATTATATTAACCTGGATGATGTGATTGCGTGGTTTACGCCCTATCTTCATACGGGAGAAAATATCCCTGCGGACGAGGTGATCCGCGCACTCAAAGAGTTCAAGCCCGTGTTTTCTGGGGAAATGAGCCAAGAAATCTGGAACCTCGCGGCTGACATTGAAGGCGAACTCTCTGTGAGCGCGATGTTGAAACAACTGGCAGAAGAAGCGTCTGAGTTAGCGCAAGCCGCACTGAAGTATGATCGTGCGCTGGAGACGGAAGTTGCAGAAAAATACATTAGCCCAACACCGAAGTCCAGCCGTGCGGCAATGGATAACCTCATTGAAGAAATCGCCGACGTTGCGCTCTGCTTGATGGTGTTTGGAATCCCCGGATTACCGGATAAAATCATGATGGAGAAGGCCAAACGGTGGCGCGACAGATTGGAGCAGTACGGAACAAAAACTGCTGGGGCGGGCTTATGAGCAACACAAGATACCCGTGGTGGGGGTATGCCCGCAAGATTATCTATCTGTACCCTGAGCGGTGCCGTCAGCATCAGGAAATGCTGCGGCAGAATATCACGCCCGGGTATTGCGAGCAGGTTGGTGGGCATACGGCAAGCAGGACGGTCGAGCAAATTACAGTGAAAGCGATGACCGCACCAGAATACAGGGAGTATAAGGCTGTATACGATGCAATCGCCGTAAAAGGCAACCCGGAACTGATGCGGCTGCTGACCTTGCTGTACTGGCAAAAGCACAAGCGTTACACTATCTATGGCGCGGCGCAAGAGTGTCATATTTCAGAGCGCACGGCACGGCGCTGGAGCGTCGATTTTACCCGGCAGGTCGGACGAAATATGAATTTCCTTGAATAATGGCCGTTTAAAGCCATTTTTGCGTGGTAAAATAGTAGCGTAGATAAAGGGGCATCCGAAAGGGTGCTCCTTTTGTGTTGCCGAAAGGCGGGTATCAACATCGCATTATTGGACAGGGGCGGGGGCGGGCGATGAGAAAATGGAGGAAACATGGACAGTCTCGATATTGTATATGTCAGCATGGATGAAATCACGCCTTATGAGAACAACCCACGCATGAATGACGGCGCCGTCGAATCTGTCGCAAAAAGCATTTCCGAATTCGGGTTCAAAGTGCCAATCGTGCTGGACAAAGATTATGTCATTGTTTGCGGTCACACCAGATATAAGGCAGCAAAGCAGCTTGGCCTGACCGAAGTGCCCTGTGTGATTGCCGCCGACCTTACGCCCAAGCAGGTCAAGGCATTCCGTCTTGCCGATAACCGAGTGTCTGATAACTCCATCTGGGACAACAAAAAGCTGCTGGAAGAACTTGACGATCTGGATGATATTTTCACCGGGTTTGAGCTGAGCGACGTTTTCGACAATACGCTCGACGAGAAAGACAATAGCGCACTGGACGATAACGAGTACGGCGTGACTTACGAGGTTGTATTCAGGAGCGAGAACGAGGAAAAGATTAAGCGCATTCAGTCTATGCGGGAACAAATGGAAAAGATAGAGAGCGCTGGAGAACAAAGCGATGAGGAATGACGTGCTTGTGTGTGAAATATCCGGCAAACGACCCGGAACATCTCAGGCGCGGAAAACGGAGCGCTTTAACGTGTCTTATCCGCACCGCATTATCTCCAACGACTCCAATGGCTACGAATCCGAATGGGAGATTGTGAACGTCCCTGACGATTATGCAGAGTGGTACAAAAGCACTGTGAAAAACTCGGATAGCGCATGGTACGCACCGATGAACCGTTCCTTCGCAATCAAATATGCGAAGGAGCATGGCTACAAGTATCTGGTGCAGCTCGACGATAACATTAATTTTCTCGAGCTTGCCTATCAGGACAAGCGCAAGGATAAAATCATTCGCCGTTATAGAGTGCATGAAACCCAGAATATGTTGGATGATTTTGTGAATATCCTTGTAACAATCCTTGAAAACACAAATGCCGGAATGGCTGGGTGCAATTTGGCTGCTTGCTCTAACCCGGATATGACATTTATGTCCGAGCGGTATGTATATAGCTTTTTCGCACTCAACTTAGAGATTTGCCCCCCTATATTTCACGGCGACTTTGAGGACGACATCGAATACCGGCTAAAATGCTGGCAGATGGGCGTTCCCTCTATTCAGGTCGCTTGCTTACGCTACTCCAAAACCGGGCAAGCGAAAAACAAAGACTTGACTGGGTGCCGCAAAGCATACGCTGCCGCCGGAGTGAAACGCGGAGAACATATGCGACGCCTATATGGCGATAAGTATAAGTGCGGTATGCGGTCGAGAGGACAGAACATCACAGCGCAAAACGAACCTGGTGAACAGTGGTTCAAGCATATCCTAAAACCGTTCAAAGTTGGCGTGTTGGTGAAGGACAGGAAAGCAATCGACGCTGCGATAACAGAGACATTCCGCAAGTATGCAAAACAGAACCCGGACAAGGTACTTGTGAAAACGAAAAAGGTCAAGAAAAGTGGTGAGAATAGTGGCTCGACCGAGAAAAGAGATTGACAAAGAAGCGTTTGAAAAGCTGTGCGCACTCCAATGCACAAAGGACGAGATTTGCGCATGGTTCAAAATCGACGAAAAGACACTCACAGCATGGTGTAAGCGCGAATACAAGGAAGGTTTTTCCGATGTATATAAAAAGAAGCGCTGTGTAGGTAAAATCTCACTACGCCGTTACCAGTGGAATTTGGCAAAAAAGAACGCTGGCATGGCGATTTGGCTCGGTAAGCAGGTGCTCAACCAGACGGAGACCGGTGAACAGAACACCGACAGCGATACAGGCCGTGAAGATGAGCTGAGCAAGAGCCTGCGGGAGTTTGCGGAAGGGTTGGAAAGCGATGAAGTTTGTTAAGTGTCGGGGTGATATTTACATCCCGCTGGCTGAGGTGACGAAGATCACACATAACAGCAACCCGCATAGAGCGGCCATCATCGAGGCCAAAGATGGGAGCCAATACGAGGTATACGATGGTATTATGGCGGCGCCCACGATTGAGAACTGCATTATTGACTTATGATCAGCAAAAAGCAAAAGGCGATTCTGGCATATCCGTACACTGATAAGGATGTGCTAATTTGCGACGGAGCCGTTCGTTCTGGTAAGACCACATTCATGATGTGGGCGTTTATCCGCTGGGCGATGGATAATTTCGATGGAATGCGGTTCGGCGTCTGCGGGAAGACCGTTGATTCGGCGGCGAAGAATATCATCGTGCCGTTTATCTCAATGACGGAGGCGAAAAAGACATACGGCCTCCGGTGGCGGCGTGGAGAACACATCCTCGAAGTGGCGTACAAAGGCCGAAAGAATTATTTTGAGGTGTTCGGCGGCAAGGATGAAAGTTCCTTTATGCTGATTCAGGGTCGAACGCTGGCCGGTGTCCTTTTAGACGAGGTCGTGCTTATGCCGGAATCGTTCGTCAATCAGGCTTTGGCGCGTTGCTCTGTGGACGGGTCTAGAATCTGGTTTTCATGTAACCCTGCTTCCCCCCAGCATTGGTTTTACACGAATTGGATTCAGAGGGCGGACGACCACAACGCCCTCTATTTGCATTTTTCAATGGACGACAACCCGGCGCTGTCTGCAAAAGTGCTTGAACGCTACAAGTCGATGTACACCGGCGTCTTTTATGAGCGCTACATCTTAGGCCGCTGGGTGCTGGCTGAGGGCTTGATCTATCCTATGTTTAACGATGACTGCATTGTGGATGATGAGCCAAAGCAGGGAGAATATTTTATCAGTTGTGACTACGGCACGCTGAACCCGTTTTCGGCTGGCCTTTGGTGCTGGGACGGCAAGACAGCGACGCGCATCCGCGAGTATTACTATTCCGGGCGCGAGACGCAGGCCAACAAGACCGACGAGGAATATTACACCGAGCTGGAGAAGCTGGCCGGCGATCTATACATCAAGAGTGTCATTGTTGACCCGTCGGCTGCATCGTTTATAGAGGTCATTCGGCGGCACAAGCGGTTTATCGTCCGCAAGGCGAAAAACGACGTTATCGCCGGAATCAACACAACTGCCCGGTATTTGCAGGACGGCACAATCAGGGTGCATCGCAGTTGCAAAGACTGCATCCGGGAGTTCGGCCTGTACCGATGGGACGACAAAAGCACAGAGGACAAGCCGATCAAAGAGAATGACCATTGCTTAACGGGCGATACGCTAGTAGATACGGTTTACGGGCAGGTTCGCATAAAAGACCTTGTCGGAAAGAATGGATTTGCCATTTGTACGGATGGAAGCACCGCAAAGGAGCGCCGGTTTCACAATGTGAGAATGACGCAAGCAGAAGCGGAAGTGTTCGAAATTGAGTTAGCTAACGGAAAGAAGGTAAAAGCAACCGCTGAACACCCTATTTTGACGGAAAGAGGATGGGTTGCAGTAAGAGACCTGCGCAGCAATGATAGGATTGCATGTATTGGAGGTTGAGAAAGTGGAAATTAAGTACAGTGAAAATAAAGGAGTTGCCGTCTGCGATGGCTATAAGTTCCGAAGGGACATGAAGACGGGCTATTACCTATCCTCTAGGAGGACAGACGCAGGGAAGCGTGAACGGCTCCACTGCTATGTTTGGAGGCGCTATAACGGGGCGGTACCAGAAGGGTACCACATTCACCACAAAGACGAGGATAAGGGAAACAATTCCATCGAAAACCTGATATGTGTGCTTGGTACTTCCCATACAAGTTATCACTCCGCCAAAAGGGCAAAAGAGAATTACGACGCAATGTGTAGAAATCTTGTGACGAATGCGACGCCAAAAGCAGCAGAGTGGCATCACAGCAAAGAGGGGTGGGCGTGGCACTCTGCACACGCAAAAGAAACCATCGAAAATTTAGAAGAAAGACCGTACACATGCGAATGCTGCGGTAAGGTGTTTTATAAAAAGCCACTTGGTACAGTTAAGTTTTGCTCAAATAGGTGCAAAACAAAGGCTAGAGTGCTGAGCGGTGTCGATGACGAGGTTCGGCACTGCATCGTGTGTGGAGGTGAGTTTGTTGCAAACAAATACACAAAAAGGAAATGTTGCTCAGCATCCTGTGGGGATAAACTTCGTTGGAATAACCAGCATAAAAAAAGCGGGGAAAGAAGCTGTGTACAACATGGAAGTTGATGATTTCCATAACTTTTCCGTAAATGGCGGGATAATCGTACATAACTGCATGGACGATGTGCGGTATTTTGCGTACACAATCCTGCGGCGAAAGAAGAAAAACGAGAGAGAAACAGGGTGATGTGAAGCGTGTATTACTATCAGGATTTGGCCGAAATGCGGGAGCATGGTATGCCGGAATCGGGCATCATGGAGTTTATCGAATCTGTGGTGGCTGTGCATAAAAGCTCGGAGGCATACAGAGATGCGGCGGCGGCTGAGGCGTATTATGCAAAGCACAATGTGACGATGGAGCGCTTTCAGCGTTTTTTGTACACCGTGAATGGCGAGAAAATCCCAGATCTGGTGTCTGCTGACTACCGGCTGAAAACCGGCTTTTTTCGCCGCGCCGTCACCCAGCAGGTTCAGTATGTGCTATCCAACGGCACGAGCTTCCAGAAGGAGAAGACCCGAAAACAAGTCGGAGACGACTTTGACACCCGCCTTGTAACCCTTGCAACAAAGGGCTGCATCGACGGGGTGTCGTTTGCATTTTGGAATGCAGATCATGTTGAGGTTTTCGGGTTTGCCGATACGCCGACTTCTCCCGGATTTGCGCCGCTTGAGGATGCCGACAGCGGGATGCTGCGGGCCGGTGTGAGATACTGGGCGCTGAGAGATGATGTGCGGCGCTACACCCTCTATGAGGAGGACGGGTACACAGAGTACATCAAGCGCGGCGAAGATGATATGGAGGTCTACAAGCAAAAGCGGACGTATATCCTCCATACCGTAACCAGCGAAATCGCCGGTGAGGAAATTGTAAGCGGCGAAAATTATGGCTCGTTCCCGATTGTGCCATTTTACGCAAATGACCTACACGTCAGCGAGCTGAATTTTGTCCGGGACTCCATCGACTGCATGGATTTTATCAAGAGCGGCCTCGCCAACGAGATTGACGATACATCCGGCATTTACTGGGTTATCAAAAATGCGGGCGGCATGGATGATCTGGACATGACCAATTGGCTGCAACGACTACGAACAGTCCGGGCGATGGTCGTTGACTCTGATGATGGTGGAGACGCAACACCGAACACGATCAGTATTCCTCACGAAGCGCGAGTAAAGATGATGGAAATCTTGGAGCAGGATATGTACCGAGATTTCCAGATCCTAAACGTAGATAACATTTCAGCTGCTGATAAGACTGCCACAGAGATCAGGGCAGCATATCAGGCTCAGGATGACAAGTGCGGTGCATTCGAGTATGCGTTGATCGAGTGCATTCACCGCATCTTCGCGCTGGCCGGAATTGATGATGAACCGTCATTCAAATGGAATCGCATTGCCAACCAGACGGAGGAAACCCAGATGGTTATGACAGCGGCCACTGTGCTGGGCGACAAGCTCACATTGCAGAAGCTCCCCTTCCTGACCCCTGAGGAGGTGCAGGAGCGGCTTTCGGAAATGGATGATGAATCTGTCAGTAGAATGCAATTCGCAGCGCAGAACGAGACTGACGGCTCACAGGGCGAAGAGGATGAGGCAGAATGAAGCCAGACCCCGCGCGAAAGATGACTGACGAGATGCTGGGCGACGTTGAAACCCGCATCGGCAGGATTTATCGCAAGGCCGATACGCAGCTCAAAAAGTACATTGAACAGCTTATGGCAGAGCTTGAGCCAGAGCTGGGGAAGTGGGAAAAGTGGGTGGAGGACGGGAAGAAAACAGAAGCACAGCTCCGTCAGTGGAAGATGGAGAAGCTCATCCGCGGCAAGAAGGCGAAGGAGATCAACCAGAAAATCGCGGAGTTGCTGTACAGAGCAAATCAAGAGGCGGCAAAGGAGGGGAACAAAGACCTTCCCACAATCGCCGCCCTGAATGCGAACTATGCACTTTTCGAGTACGAGGAAATCGTGAATGATCAGCAAAGATAACATCGCATTTGATGTGGTGGACGAGGAAACTGTGCGCCGCCTCTGGTTTGACGATCCTGACCTTTTGCCGCATCTCAAAGTAGACAAGGGCGCGGATGTGGCTTATAATAGAAGCAGGATAAATAGCATCGTGCTATCAGGCATTTTGCGTGGTCAATCCGTCGATGGAATGGCGTTTACGCTGGCTAATATCTCCAAAACCAATATGTCGAGCGCTGTTCGCAGTGTCCGAACGGCAGTAACCAGTGCAGAGAATGGCGGGCGGCTTTCCCGGCTGCAAGCTCTTGAAGCTGCTGGCGTGTCCGGGCTTGGCAAGCAATGGCTGGCCACAGGCGACGAACGAACCCGCGAAAGCCACATGGCGGTCAACGGTGAAATCGTCAAACCGCAAGAGCGATTCAGCAACGGCCTTCTGTGCCCAGGAGACCCGGACGGTGCTGCATCTGAGGTCTACAACTGCCGGTGCTCCATGCGAACGGTATTGGATGGCGTGAACAGCGAAAGCGCAGCGCAGTATACCGAAGATGCGCAGGCGGCATTTGAGCGGTGGCAGGAAAACAGGTTCCAGTCCATCGGAAAGGCGTCCAAGAAAATCAAGCGCTATGCGGTCACGGATAGAACGATAGCATCTTTGCCCAAAATCAGCGCACCCGGTTGGACAGAAGATCAGACAGAACGCCTTTTGTTCGCTCACAAGAAGCTGCTGCGATATGCAAAGAAATTCCCGAATAAGGAATGCGCATACACGTTGCGCTACCCAGATATGCTGCTTGATGAACATATCATCGTTGGAGATGAAAGTGTGACTATCCCAGACAGGAAATATCCCTACATCGGCATACATAACCATCCGACAAATACAACCTTTACACATTCCGATTTGCTCAGGTTTGTGGAACGAGAAAACATGATGGGGTTAACCGCTGTCGGCAATAATGGAACTGTTTATGGGGCGTTTAAAACGGTCAACTATGATAAAGTGGGATTTTCCGAGTTTATGACAACTGTAGCAAAGAAGTTGCTTAGACTTGTGAAGAACGGGGATGTTGAAAGTTACTTGCAGGAGATGAACCGCGTCTTAGAGGAGGCCGAAAAATATGGCGTTTACTATGACATCGGAGAAAATTAAAAAATTCCGGCGTTGGGCTGCTTCTGCGGACCCGTACACGGAGGAAGAGGTGCGCTCCTTACCGTTTGATGGAGTCGATGAGGATATAGATCGCTATCAAGCGTATATGGGGAAAAAAATACTCGAAGAATACGGCATCCCGCTGACTGAGGAAACAGATGAGCATAAACGAAATTGACAATACCAGCTCCGTCTTGTCTGACATCCAGCAGGGCGTTACGCTGGGGCTGGAACTTGCTTGCGGTGTCGCAACCGGCTATGCGAAAATCTCGAAAGCGATGGGCGGCAGATGCCCGGTAAAAACAGGACGATTGCGCAATAGTATTGCATATGAGGTCAACGGAGACACCGGACGCATCGGCTCAGAAGTCGAATATGCGCAATATCAGGAAGCGAGAAACGGTTTCCTTGTGCATTCCGTTTCTGACCATGTAAGCGAGTTGCAGGCCGCGTTTGATCGTGGATTTACAAAGTAAACAGACCGTTAAAAGGCTGGCTTTTTGTCGGCCTTTTTTCAAACTCTTTTGGACTGGCTTTTAGTCAGTCCTTTTTCGTGCTTGCGTAGCGCAATGGAAGCGCAGGCGCCTTGTAAGCGTCGGGTTGTCGGTTCGAGTCCGACCGCAAGCCCCACCAGACGGATTGTTTTCACCTCCCTATAAGCTGCCGCCGTAAAAGCAGCTGGCGTGGCATGGCCACGTCCCCCAGTGCAATTCTGGTTGGCAGTTTTGTTATAAACCTCGAAGGACTGAGGATTATATAAGCACATGGCGAAGTACAGCCACCGAAGAAAAGGAGTGCAACACATGGCATTTACCCGTAAATTTCTGAAGGCTCTCGGCATCGAAGATGCGGCAATCGACCAGATCATTGAAAGCCACACCGAAGTTGTTGACGCGCTGAAAGAGCAGATCAAGACATTGTCCGATAAAGCGGACACCGCAGCCGACCTCCAGAAGAAATTGGATGAAGGCTCTGACGAATGGAAAACCAAATACGATGACGTCAAGAAGCAGTTTGACGACTATAAGGCTGACCAGTCCAAAAAGGACACCCGCCGGGCGAAAGAAACCGCTCTGGCAAAGGTCGCAAGCGAGGCCGGTATTACCGAAAAGCGCATTCAGGCCATTTTAAAGGTCGTCGATGTCGATAAGTACGAAATCGACGATGATGGCGAGTTGAAGGACAAGGACGGTGCAAAGTCCTACTTTGAAACTGAATGGGCTGATTTTATCGGCAAATCCGGCAAAAAGGGCGCGGATACAAGCACCCCGCCCGGCAACAAAGGCAAGGAAAAGGCTTGGGGAGACATGACCCTTGACGAAAAGATGAGACTGAAGCATGAAGACCCTGAGCGCTACGAACAACTGAAGAAAGGTTGATGTAAATGGCAAGAACCGGCACATTTGGCGGCTTTGACTTTGACAAGGAAGTTTTTGCAGAGTATATGCAGGAACAGCCGCTGTATAACACCAATATCATCGCATCCGGCATTGTGGCCGAAAGTCCCTCCATCATGTCTCTGATCGGCACAAAGGGCAACGTGGCGACCATCCCGTTTTATAAGGAGATCACCATCGACGACTACGCGCCCAAGAACAACGATGGCGAGACCGACAACACCCCTGAGACTATCTCCGGAGGCAAGCAGACCTGTATGCTGATCCAGCGCATGAAGGCATGGAAGGCTCAGGACTTTACAAAGGAGCTGACCGGCGCTGATCCTATGCAGCACATGGCGAACGCCGTCACCGGCTATTATCAGCAGGTGTGGCAGCACGAGCTGATGACCATTGCCGACGCTATCCTGTCCCTTGATGCGATGTCCTCCCACGTCTACAATCTTACCACCGCCGCAAACAACAAAAATAAGACCGGATTCGCGGATGAAACCTCCCTCATGTATGCGCAGGAGGCCGCTTTTGGTGATACCGACAATCGCACCGGCCTGATCGTCCTGAACAGCAAGATTATGGCCGCTTACAAGGCGCTGAAGCTGGTCGATTACGACAAGTACACTGTGACCGACGCACTCGGCAGAGAGGTCAAGCTGCCCAGCATCGGCGGCATGGTTGCGCTGGTCAACAACAAGTACACCGCGAGCAAGGAGACTGTCGGCAGCAAGGCTGATACTGTGGTTTATAAGACCTACACCTTTGGCACCGGCTGCTTTGTCGGCGCTACAAAGACCAACTACGAGGAGCCTTACTACACCGACTACGACCCTGAGACAAAGGCAGGTGTCGAGATGCTGTACACCAAGCAGGGCAGAGTGCTGCACCCGAACGGCTTCAGCCTTGCTGTGGACAACATCGCAAAGGAGTCTCCCACCACCACCGAGCTGGGTACAAAGGCGAACTGGAGCCTCAAGTGGAATGCCGAGAACATCCGCATGGGTGTCATGAAGACGCTCGGCTGATAGGGGTGATTGTAGATGCTTGGAGAGGTACTGTCGCACCTGCGGAACTGGTTCGTCGCCCCTGACGGCATCCACAAAGATGAATACGAGATCAAAAACGGGAGCATTACGCTCCCGTTTCTCGTTCACGGCCAATATTTTCGCATCTGCGGCTCGATGTTTAACGACGGTGTCTACCAATACCCAGCCGACAATCTCATGACAGAGACTTTTGAAGGGTCAATTTGGAGCCTGAAAATTCCGCCTGAGGTAGTTGCGCTCTCTGACGAAATCAATCAATGGGTGGAGAAAAACAGCGACAATTCCACACTCGTCAGCGAATCGTTCGGCGGTTATTCCTATCAGAGGGCAACCGACAAAAATGGAAAGCCGCTGACGTGGAAGAATGTTTTCGCCTCGCGCCTGAACAGATGGAGGAAATTATGACGCTTTTTGAAACGATGTTCTCTGATTATAAGCTGTATGAGCGGCAGACCGTCTCCGATGGAGAAGGCGATTTTACGCGGAAGTATGTGGAGATCGGCACGATTGAGGCGGCTATTTCCTTCCCAACTACGACCGAAACATTGATTGCGGAAGGACTCAAAGCAAGTGTGACCACTACAGCGCTGTTCCGCAACAATGCCCCGATTCTGCGCGATCACTATCTCGTCAAGGCTGATGACAACACAATCGTATACCGAGTGACGAGTGACCCGCGAGAAAAAAAAGCCCCGAAAATCTCTACCTTGCCCCTGATGCAAGCCGATGTCTCCAGAACGGGGGCGATTGGCGCATGACAAGAGGACAAGCCATTTATAGCTGGCTGTCCGGGTTTGGCCTTACGGCTTATGCCGTTGATGCGGTGCCGAATGTAGTCTCCTATCCATACATGACGTATGACGCCTCTTTTGGCTGCTTTGGAGACACCGACTCTCCATTGACCGTCAATCTGTACTACAGAGACACCAGTGGCGCTGTTGCGAACGCAAAGGCCGAAGAAATCTGTGCCGCAATCGGTATGGGCGGGAAGATCATCCCTTGTGATGGCGGCGCGGTATGGCTGAAGCGCGGAGAACCCGCGTGGCAGCCAATCAAAAACACTGACGATGATAAAATCCGTCAGCGCTATATCAACATCGAAACCAACTGGTTGACGACCGGCTGAAAGGAGACTTTATGCGATATACACAGATCCCCGAAAACGCTTTTAAGGAAATCCAGCTGAACGCAGGTTGCCTGTGCACAAGCTTCACGCCCGGCGACGGTACACTCACTGGGATTATCGGCGCATCTACCGGCGGCTGGAATTTTACTGCGACTCCCACGTTTTCCGATTGGGGCGATGACATCGATAATTGCCCCAAAAACATGAAGGAGCTGAAAAAGCTCGAATCTTGGGAAATCAAAATGTCCGGCACTTTTGTCACAATCACTGCCGCAGCTGCGAAGGCTCTGGTTGGTGCCGCAGACATTGCATCTGCTGACAGCACAAAAATTGTCCCGCGCAATGACATTAAGGACTCTGATTTCGCCGATCTTTGGTGGGTAGGAGACTACAGCGACCAAAACGGCGAAAAAAACGGCGGCTTTATCGCAATCCACATGATGAATACGCTTTCTACCGGCGGTTTCCAGATTAAGTCCAGCGATAAGGCGAAGGGCAATTTTGCCGCTGAATTCACCGCACATTATAGCATGGAGAATCAGGATGAAGTGCCCTTCGAGGTCTACGTCAAGGCCGGAACCGGTGAAACTTGAGAAAGGGGTAAGCGATGAAACGACTGAAAGACTTTACCGGAGACGAAGCGTTCGCCGTTGTGAATAAGCTGCTGCCCCCGTGCTTTACCGTTGCGACAAGCGCAAAGGTGTCCGCTCTCAAGAAAAAGGGCTGCACCCTGCTTGACTATATCCGTTGCGCCCTCGCTGAAGAACCTGCCGCTATGAAGGAGATCATCGCAACGCTGTCAGAAAGTGAAGACTATGCGCCCAATGCGGCGGAGCTGTATAACGATGTGCTGGAACTTATCACGGACGAGGACATGATCGAGCTTTTTGGCTTTCAGGGTCGGAGGAAGACTGGGGCGTCCTCTGGCTCTGCGTCGAAAACTGGAAAAAAGGCTGGTTAATCAGCACATTTTTGCATATCGCAAAATCTAAAATTAGGGCACAGCGCGAGATGATGTTATATCACATCTATACAGCAAACGCGCTCAGAACGATTGCAAAAAACGGCGGCTTCTATCCCGCAGATAGCTTTTACGATTTGCTCCAACCGAAACCCACTGACAATAGGTCGATTGAGCAGATCGTCGCAGACATAATCAAAAGAGCGAAAGAAGGTGTGGGATAAGTGGCGAACCTTTATACCGCCGAAGTAACGATCAAAGCAACAGATCAGGCGTCTCCCCAAATTGAAAAAATTGCCGAGTCTGCAAAATGGACATCAAACACACTGGAAAAGTTCTCGGATTCTACGAAGGTTGCGGCGAATGCGCTTAAAATAACAGGAAAAGAAGCTGAAAACTCGAATACAGGACTAGAAAAGGCTGCTAAAAGCGGATGGTCTAAAATGCTAGACTCTGCGAGCAGAACCGGCGACTCGCTCATGCGAACAGCTGCCAATTTCGCAAAAACAACAATCGCATCAAATCTAGCTACATTTGCGATTATAAAGGGTACTAGGGCTATCGGTGATTTTGCGAAAGAAACAGTCACCTCCGGCATGAATTTTGAATCGTCCATGTCGAAGGTAAAGGCTCTTTCTGGCGCGACGAGTGAAGAATTTGAATCGCTGAAAGCGGCTGCGGAGGAAGCTGGCGCAACCACTGTTTTCTCGGCCACCGATGCTGCCGATGCTCTGGGCTATATGGCACTCGCCGGATGGGACGCAAACGAGTCTACGTCTGCGCTAAATGGTGTCCTTGACCTTGCATCTGCTGGTGCTATGGATTTGGCAAGCGCCTCCGATCTGGTCACGGACTATATGTCCGCATTCGGCTGGGAGGCAAACCGGGCATCCGAATTTGCAGACCGCCTTGCTTATGCGCAGGCCAACAGCAATACGAACGTCACCCAGCTTGGAGAAGCCTACCAGAACTGCGCGGCCAACATGAACGCTGCCGGTCAGTCGATGGAGACCACCACCGCCCTTATCGAGGCCATGAGCAATCAGGGCACAAAGGGCGCTCGCGCCGGTACTGCGCTGGCCGCTATGATGCGCGATCTCACAGCCAACATGGAAGATGGCTCCATCGCAATCGGCGGCACGAATATTGCCGTGCAGGACGCAAGCGGAAACTACCGCAATCTGACGGACATCCTGAAAGATGTGGATGCCGCAACACAGGGCATGGGCGATGCAGAAGAGGCAGCTGCCTTGAGCGCTGTCTTTACCGCAGACTCCATCAAAGGCGTTAACCTCATCCTGAATGAGGGCGTTGACAATGTGGCGGACTACGAAGCAGCGCTGTATGACTGCGGCGGAACGGCCTCTGAGATGGCCGACACCATGAATGACAATCTCGCTGGGTCGATTAAAACGCTTGACTCCGTTACAGAGCATTTGCAGCTCACCCTCTACGAGAAATTCGAACCGGCGATGCAGTTTTGCGTAGACACTGCGGCAAGCCTCGTCAGTCGGCTGGACGATTTTTTGCAGTCCGTCTCTAAAATCCCGGATGCAATCAGCGCGTGGGTGTCTGGCAGCAAAGATGCTATGGACGAGGTCACACAGTCCACGCTTGCAAGCACAAGCGAGATGAAGTGGGCGACGCAATACTTGTCGGCTGAACAAGCCGCAGCTGTAAACGACTGGATAGACAACTCACAAAAGCAGGCTGATGCAACCGACGAGATGTCCGACAGCGTAACCGACGATATGTCTGACGTGGGCGACGCATCTAGCGATACTGCCGACAGTATGTCTGACGATGCAAGCGACATTGCATCTGCATATGCCGAGATGGAGTCCGACATCTCCGATACCGCCGATGATCTTGTGTATGACATCACCGGTATGTGGGATAAGATCAGCGATGATACAGATGCAAGCATCGACGAGCTGATCGCCGATATGCAAAAGCAGACCGAATCCATGCGTAACTGGGCGTCCAATATGCAAACGCTGGCGGCAAGGGGACTAGATGAGGGCCTGATTGCCAAGCTTCAAGAAGCCGGACCTGAATCTGCCCAGCTTGTGCAGGAAATGGTCGATGCATCCGATGATGAATTGCAGGGGCTTGTTTCTGCGTTTCGCGACAACGCCGACGCCGCAACCGAAGCAGCCAAAGTCGAGATGGCATCCGGCTGCGCTGGAATCGTGAGCACAGCAAGCTCCTACCGCTCTGACATGGAGGACATAGGCTCCTACATGATGGAGGGACTCGCAAGCGGCATTAAATTTAGCTGCGAGACTGTCAAAAGGGCGACCAGGAATGTGATGAATCAGGCCGTCAAAGCTGGTAAGGCGGAGGCGCGAATCGCATCTCCGTCCAAAGTATGGCGCGATGAAGTGGGCTTTATGCTGGGCGCTGGTATGGCCGTCGGCCTCGACAACTCCATCCCGACGGTGGAAAAGTCGGTGGAAAAGGCAATGCAGTCCGCACAGAATGCGGCAAACGGCGATATTTCGGTGGGGATTAAATATGCCGGTGCCGGAACGGAATACGCAACCGAAAGCGCACCTGGCGCTATTTCGGATATGTCCACTGGCATTTCAGAGAAGCTGGTGCAGCTCATATCCATCTTGACCGAATACCTCCCGATGCTGTCTACCCGACAGATTGTATTGGACTCCGGTAAGACGGTTGGAGAATTCGCACCGCTGCTGAACACGGCACTTGGGCAAATCGACGCAAGGAGGGCAAGAACGACGTGATAGCAAAAGTATCTTTCGACGGGAAAGACACCTACTCGGAGTATGGCCTCCTCCTTGCAAAAAAGGAAATCGGCCTCCCGCAGGCTCAAACGAATACGCAGCTCGTCCCGGGTCGGGACGGGCTGCTTGACCTGTCTACGGCTCTTGATGGCGAAATCCACTACAAAAACCGCACAATCAAGCTGACATTTGTGGCTGCAAAATCTGAAAAGACATGGGCTGACATACTCGGCACTTTTTGCTCGGCTGTGCATGGGCAAAACTGCAAAATCATCTTTGGTGAGGACACAGGCCATTACTACACAGGGCGATGCACGGTAAGCAAGCACACCTTGAGCGGTGGAATGCAAAAAATCGTCGTGACCTGCGACTGCCAGCCCTTCCGCGCCAAAGTCACCGAAACATCCGTGAGCAAGTCGCTGACCACAACAGACACAACAATCACACTCTCAAACGGCGGGCGAGCGGTTGTCCCGACTATCGAGTGCACCGCCGAAACTGTGCTGACGTGGCAAGGCAGCAGCACCGCTGTTTCAGCGGGAACGCATACTGTACCGGCTATCCGGCTGGCCAATGGCTCGAATAGCCTAAAGGCAAAGACCAAGTCCGGCACGGGCAAGATCACCATCCGCTGGAACGAGGTGACGCTCTGATGTATGTACTTACCTATGATGGCCTTACAATCTACGACCCTCGCTTAACCGACCGAGACATCTATGACGTGAGCGTCCATTTGGCGGTTGATGAGGCAGGCAATATGAGCTTTACCGTACCGCCTACCCATCCGCACGCGGATGAATTGAAAAAGCTGCACGGACGGCTTGAGCTGACCAGCGACGGAGTGACCATCTGGCGTGGGCGCATCCTGAGCGACGCGACAGACTTTTACAACTCGCGCAAAATCGAGGCGGAGGGGCAGCTGGCCTGCCTCAATGACTCTATTGTAGCGCCTTTTGACTTTCCAACGGATTACGAAAATGACACCGAATATGAGGCGACAGAAAATGTCGTGGAATTTTTGCTTTCCCATTTACTGGATAGTCACAATGCGCAGGTGTCGGATGAGCAGAAAATCAAGCTTGGAAATGTGACCGTCACCGACCCGAACAACTACATCGCCCGTAGCTGCGAGGACTTCCAGACCACATGGGCTTGCATAACCTCCAGACTGCGTGACTCCGCGTTGGGAGGACATTTTCTGGTGCGCTACGAGTCCGATGGTACCTATCTGGACTATCTGGCCGACTACCCCCTGACCAACACGCAGAGCGTGGCGTATGCGCAAAATCTGCTCGATCTATCGGATGAGCTGGACGGCTCTGAACTGTACACGGCCATCTTGCCGGTCGGCGCAGAAAAGCTGACTATCAAAGACCTTGCAGACGGTGCAGTGACGAATGATCTTGTCAAGGAGGGGACGGTCATCTACTCCAAAAGCGCTGTCGAAAAGTACGGACGCATCACCTCAATCCAGACGTGGGACGATGTCGCGGAAGCAACCAACTTGCGCAGCAAGGCTGCGGCTCTACTGGCAAAGGACGGCATCATGCTTGCCCGTACAATCACGGTTACAGCAGTAGACCTGCACTGCACGAACGATGAAATCGCCGAGATGCGGGTGGGGCGCTACACGTCAATAACAAGCGATCCACATGGTATTGATGTAAGCTATGCGCTCACCCAGCTTGACCTTGACATCCAAGACCCGGGAAACACGCGCATCACCTTTGGCGCAACGATCAAGACCCAGACAGACCGGGTACAGGGCGCACTGACTGACATCAGAGACCAAAACGACGGGCAGCAGGCGGAAATCAACCAAACGAAGACCGATTTGTCCTCACTGGCTCAGACTACAAGCAGCCAGATTACGCAGGTCTTGCAGGACAGCAAGCAGATTATCATGTCGGCGCTGGAGGAGTATACCAGAACGTCAGATTTTGAGACCTACAAGGAGACGGTGAGCAGTCAGCTCCAGATCCTCGCAGATCAGATCGAGCTGCGCTTCACGGCGGCCAGTGACCAGATCACAGATGTATCCGGCGATGTGCAGGACGTCCGCACGGAGATCAATAAGTATTTCCGTTTTACGGTCGACGGACTGGTGATCGGCGAGGAAGGCAATCAGATCACCCTCAAAGTCGACAATGATCGGATCAGCTTTCTGGACGGCGGGCTGGAAGTGGCGTATATCAGCAATAAGCAGCTGTATATCACAGATGCGCATTTCCTGAACTCGCTGAGGATCGGAAAGTTTGCGTTTGTCCCCCGCAGGTCTGGAAACCTGAGCCTGATCCGCGTACACGAAGAGGCAGAAAACACCTCCAACGTCGTCGGCGAAGCCGTTGTCGGAAGCGCTGAACTTGACAGCGGAGACCGACTCATCGCAGCCCGCCTGAATGCGATTGAGGAGAGCAACGCCAGTACAGACAGCAAAATCACCGCCGTAAAGGAGGCCATGAAGTGAGTTATACGCAGAAAACGTGGAGCACTGGCGACACGATCACAGCGGAAGCGCTGAATAATCTGGAATCCGGCGCAAGCGCGAATGCCTCCGCCATTGCGGAGATCGAGAAAGAGTTGCCAACTTACGTCGGCGCGGATGTACCGCGCAAGGCGGCGGAAAGCATCACGCCCGGCACGGAAAATCAGACGATTGCTGCGAACCAGTATCTCACCGGAGCACAGACCATCAAAGGTGACGGGAATCTGAGCGCCGTGAACATCAAAAAGGGCGTGTCCATCTTCGGTGTGGCGGGAACGTTAGAGGCGGGAGGCGCCGGAGGGATGGTGAGCAAGAGCGGGACGGTAACAGGAGGCGGCTCCGGAGCGGCAACAGTGATAGCGACCGGGTTAAGTAATGTTGCACTGCTGGCTCTGACCGTTGATGGTGTGGCTGGCTTAGGTTTTGTCCGTGGCTATTATTGTGAAGATTGGGGCACGGGGCGCATAAACGGGGTCGGAACGACGGCAAAGTCTGGAACCTATCCGCCATACACATACACATACAGCGCGAGCAATCCTACCGTGTCCGTATCTGGCGGAGATGTTGTGCTGGCAGCGACATCCACAAAGGGAGAGTATCTGACAAAAAATACGACCTATAAATGGTACGCCGTCGGGGAGGCTTGACATGGCAATCTACTCAAATCAGGCGTCCAGCAACCAGTACATTACAATCGAGCTGGAGACTCGGGTGGATAGTCAATCCGTCGAGAATAACACCACTACAGTCAGCTGGTGGCTGAGAGTCCGCAAGTCCGGCTCTTCCACATCGGACACATGGGGCAACTGCTCCTACGCTGCCAACATCGGCGGAAACGCTTACAGCGGCAGCGGTCAGGTGCGGGTCTCACCGGGTGGGGCAGCAAGTCTGCTATCCGGTACGACTACCATTGCGCACAACTCGGACGGCTCCATGACACTCAGTCTGAGCGGCAGCGTATCCGGCAAAATCACAGGCAGTGTGTCTGCAAGTCAGGCGCTGGACACCATCCCACGCGGCAGTGCGATGACCATTGACGGCGGCATAATCGGCTCAAAGGTGGTACTGCATATTTCGGCGGAGTCTGACGCCTTCAGGCACCGCGTTGTTTACACCTTCGGTTCCGCCAGCGAGTGGGTTCTGGACGATAAACCATCCGGCTGGTACGAGTGGTACCCGCCTGAATCGCTTGCAGAGCAAATTCCCAACGCGGTATCCGGCACGGGAAAGCTCCAACTCATCACCTATTCCGGGGGTAACGTGATCGCAACTCAGGATTTTCCAATCACGCTGTCCGTCCCGGACGATATGGTGCCCACTATTTCGGACGTTGCTTTTTCGGAAGCAGAATCCGTTATCGCAAAGCAATTCGGTGTATATGTGCAGAATAAATCACGACTGAACGTAAAGATCACTGCGTCTGGCGCTTATGGCAGCAAAATCTGGGACTACGCCACATCAGTAGGTGGGGTGAAATATTCCGGGCAGTCCATAACGACCAATACGATCACGACTTATGGCGTCATACCGGTCTATGTGAGTGTAACGGACACCAGAAGCAGAACGGCAAGCACGAAAGTCACGGTATACATCGAGGAGTATTATAGGCCGACGATTAAATCCTTTGCAGTCAACCGCGCAACAAAAGGCGGCACATACCAGGAGGACGCGGATTATGTGCTCATCAAATACGGCTATGCAATCGCAGAGGTTGACCAGAAAAACACCCATGCGGTAACGATTGAGTACAAGCGGAGCACGGAGTCGGAGTGGACAACGCTTTTGACAGACCCCGCATACAGCAAAGAAACATCCGTAGTTCCGGACACTGTGTTTTCAAATGACTATCAGTATGATTTTCGCATGGTCGTTGCGGACTACTTTACCAGCGACCGCAGGACTGTATCCGTCCTGTCTGCAAAGGTGATTCTTGACCTGCATGCGTCAGGGGACGGGCTATCCCTCGGAAAGACGGCGGAGCTGGAAAACGTGTTTGACGTGGGATATGACACCAAGTTTCGCGGGAAGGTGATGCTGGGCGACAATCAGATCGGGGACATTATGACCGAGCCGGGAACTTCCGGGGATTGGTCATACGTCAAGTGTGCATCCGGCCTTGCCATGATGTGGTGCAACGTGACAGCAGAGTATTCCGCCGCATCCGTGCTGGAAAAATGGGTGAGCTATCCGTTCGCCTTACAGGCTGGCGTGGCGGCCTTCGGAACGCTGGAGGGCGTCGGGAGCAATTCCGGTGCTGCGCTTGGCTGGAATGTGAAGGTTGTCCCGCAGAGCGATAACAAGAATGCCCGCGTCTTTGTGCATAACCCGTCCGGCAGTTTCGGCGGCGCAGATGCGCTTACCGTGGCGGTGCTGGTGCTGGGAAGGTGGAAGTAAAGGAGAGACGATGGAATGGATAAAAAGGTATTGGATTGAAGCTGTGTTCGGCGCTGTGATCGCTGCTCTAGGCGGAGCGTACCGTAAGATTGCCAAAAAGCTGAAAGCTCGTCAGGCTGAGGATGAGGCGATCAAGGGCGGCCTGCTTGCCATCCTGCACGACAGGCTCTACACGGAGTGCAGCAGACACATTGATGCGGGACAAATCGACCTGACAGCGATGAAAAACATCGAATACATCTACAAGGCGTATCATGCGCTCGGCGGAAACGGAACCGGCACGGAGTTGTATAAGCGGGTGAAAGCGCTTGACCTTGAGAAGGAGGAACATATATGAAAGAGAACTGGAAAACGTGGTTTAAGGCAGCGGGCATCCGCGCCATCAAAACCACCGCTCAGACCGCCGTGGCCACCATCGGCACCAGCGCGGTGCTGGGAGACGTGAACTGGGTGGCCGTGGTCAGCGCGTCGGTGCTGGCGGGCGTGCTCAGCCTGCTGACCAGCGTGGCTGGCCTGCCGGAGGTGGAGGTGTAAGACATGCCGGACAAGATCGTCCACAAGATACACCTGGATCGGTACGCACCTATGCCCGCCCAGATCCAGCTTGGTACAGTCGAGAGCTATGGCGTGGAGCAGATTGCCGTTGTCGCCGGTGCCGGTTGGGACGGGCTTGACATTGTAGCAGTGTATCATCCGCCCAAAGCGGCGGAGCCGGTGCGTGTGCTCGTGCCGTCAGACGGACTGTCTGACGTGCCCTCGGAGGCAACTGCGTCTGCTGGCCGTGGTGCGCTTGTGATCGCAGGTATGGCGGACGGTGTGCAGATTGCATCCTGTAATATCGCCTACACGGTGATTGCGCAGGCTGGCACAGACGGCACAACCAGCGACGCGCCAACCCCTGATCTGGTGCAGCAGATCTTGTCCGCTGCGAATGGTGCGGTCAAGACCGCCGATGGAGTCCGGGCGGACATGGACAAGGTGCTGGAGGCGGAGTCTGGGCGGGAAACCGCCGAAGCCGACCGTGCGGAAGCGGAGTCTGAGCGCGTCACGGCTGAGACGGCCAGAGCGGAGGCAGAGGCTGGCCGCGCCGCCGCTGAAAAGGAGAGGCAAACCGCCGAAAGCGCTCGTATTGCCGCCGAGAATGACCGTCAGAGCGCGGAGACGGCCCGGGCAAAAGCGGAAACAGCCCGCGAAAGTGCCGAGACTGACCGGGCAACCGCAGAATTCGCTCGCGTAAATGCGGAAGCGGAGCGCGCCGATGACGAAAGGTTACGAAAAGATCACGAAACCCAGCGCGTTACCGATGAGACCGCTCGCCAGACTGCCGAGTCCAAGCGGCAGGAGGCCGAAACAGCCCGAGCTGGCGCAGAATCCAAACGCGCTGACGCAGAGCAGGCCCGTGTAAAGGCAGAGAGTACCCGTGCGGCCGCAGAGACGGCCAGAAAAGACGCTGAATCCAAGCGTGCCAGCGCCGAGCAGGAGCGGCAGACGGCAGAGGAGGGGCGTGTAGAAGCCGAATCCTCCCGAGTGAAAGCAGAAGCGGAGCGCGAAAAACAGCTGCCTGCGCTAAAGTCATCCGTGGAAAAACTGCAAGCCAGACAGAATATCCTTGTCGGCAGTGAGACTGGCAACCCGGTCAGCTGTAATGACGCATATTCTGCCCCGCTGTGCGGCCTGACCGTGTACGGCAAGAGTACACAGGACGGCACACCGACTCCTGATGCGCCTGTGCCCATTGTGAGTGCGGGTGACGGCGGAAGCGTGACGGTGAAAACGACAGGGAAGAATCTTCTGAATATTCCTGACGGGTCAGTGACTGCTAGAGGTATAACGACTACTGTAAAAGATGGGTTAATATCAATTTCAGGAACGGCAATTAGTTCTGGCTACGCAAATTTAAACATCCAACCATTTATTGCATCCGGTGTGGTGATTTTATCGTCTAGCATCACATCTCCAAAAGTGAAACTTGTATCAAAAACATGGGAAGTTGTTCTAGCTCAAAACACCGCTGGCAAAATATCTGATACGGCAACCAGAATAGTTTTTATTGTCACTGAAGGACAAACATACAATCTCACTGGCGTAAAAGTTCAGCTTGAACTTGGCACAACCGCCACTGCCTACTCCCCCTACCGTGAACAGCTCCTTACCCTGCACACGCCCAATGGCTTACCCGGCATCCCTGTCACCTCTGGCGGCAACTACACTGACCAGAGCGGCCAGCAGTGGGTGTGCGATGAGGTTGATTTGGCAAGAGGGGTGAAGGTGCAGCGGATTGATACTGCGGCTCTCGACGACACAAAACCGCTCACCGAACAAAACGCGACTCTCTCGCCCCCCATCGAAACACCACTCACCTCTGATGAGATAGCTGTATATAATGCCCTCACCGCTTATGCGCCTGACACCGTGGTGCAAGCAAGCGATGGCGCTGGCATCAGGCTGGACTACCAGCGGGACGTAAATCTCGTCGTCAAAAATCTTGAGGACGCCATTGCGTCCATGACTACCACATAAGGCTTATGGCAATTAAATCCAAAGCCCGGCACGACCTGACCCTGCGCTCCATCAAGCGGGAGATCGCCGCTGGACGTGACGTGGCCTATTGGCTGGATAAGGCGTATACCCATCTGGACAGTGGCCTACTGACGGAGGGCGACATCGCCGAGATCGAGGCGTTGGCACAGGCATATTACGACGCGCTGGACGCCGCATCCGCGCCAGCAGAAGAAGAGGAGGAATCCAAATGAAAAAGATCAAGTATCTCATCGTCACCGCCGCCCTTGCGGCCTGCCTTGTCGGCAGTGCATCCGCCGTCACGCCCACCCTCAAGCCGCCCAAGCTGCCGACGCTGCCGAAGATCAGCGTGACGGTGCCGACCATCAAGTTCCCCGCCGGGTACTTTGACAAGATTGTCGGAAATGTAAAAATCCCGGTGGACAAGCTGCCCAAACTCAAATAAGAATCAGGAGGAACTAAGAATATGGTTATCAACGTACATGGCGGTCACAACCGCATTGTCCCCGGTGCGTCCGGGTATCTGGATGAGGTGACCGAGGACAGAGCCGTCACCGCGCAGGTCATCGCCAAGCTCCGGGCGCTGGGGCACACCGTCTATGACTGCACCGACGACTCCGGCCACACTCAGGGTCAGAACCTGGCCAACATCGTCCACGAGTGCAACGCCCGCGATGTAGACCTGAATGTCAGCATCCACTTTAACGCTGGCGGCGGCACCGGAACCGAGGTGCTGGTGTACTCCGACACCGGCGTTGCGGCGGGCTATGCCGCCAAAATCTGCGCGGCTATCGCCGAGCTTGGCTATCGCAATCGCGGCGTGAAGGAGCGCAAGAACCTCTATGTGCTCCGCCGCACCACCGCCCCCGCGCTGCTGGTGGAGTGCTGCTTTGTGGACTCCGTCGCGGATGCGCAGCGCTTTGAAGCCAACAAAATGGCCGCCGCCATTGTGCGGGGTATCACCGGCCAGACCGCAGCAGATACGGGCAATGCTGCCGAAACTACAACTCAGGCCGCGCCTGTTGATCCACAGTCTGGCAAGCTGACCGTAGACGGAGAAATTGGTGCGGAAACAATTAAGGCATTTCAGCGGCTTCTTGGGACTCCTGTTGACGGCTATATTTCCGGTCAGCCCGCATCCCGCAAAAAGTATTGGCCTGCGATTTGTGACTCTGCCTGTGGCTGGACTGGCGGCAAGTCTCAGTTTGTGGCCGCAATGCAATCTGCGGTAGGTGCATCTGTTGACGGGTCATTGGGAAAAGGTACGGCAAGATCGTTGCAGTCTTTCTTGCGCAGCGAGGGGTTCCCCTGCTCCGTTGATGGCGTATTCGGTGCAGAATCCGCAGAAGCGCTTCAGCGCTGGCTTAACGCATGACCGACGCTGTTCTGGCCGAAACCCGGCTTAAAATCATCCGCATCCTGCTGGACGCGCTGAACGAACTTGATCCTAATCCGGCGGACGTAAAACGCCGCCTGAAACGGATTGCACGGTCTTATGACCTAGCAGAGCTGATTGAGTCCGCGAACCTGGATGACGTCACAAAGGACATCTTGCACAGGCGCTTTTGCAAGCATCAGGATTATGCCACGATTGCCGACTGGGTTGGCTATTCCGAGCGCACCATTCGGGCAAAAATCGATGACGCAATGCCTATCTTAACAAATTTAATTTAGTTTTCTCCTTTTGGGCGGTGAGCTTCGGCTTGCCGCCCTTTATTTTTTTGCCAATATTGGCAAATTACACTTTACGATGTGCCAATATTGGCTTATAATATAGACAACAAAACAAGGGAGGCTACGATTATGACCACACAGATTTGCAATTATATCAACGATGCCCCCGCGCCGGACATGGGAATTAGCTATGTCCCCGAAGATGTGGCTACGCTCGGACTGACTGGCACGGAAAAGCAAATTGCTTATGCGAGAGACTTGATCGCCAACTATTACCGTGTAATCGAGTTTACGGCCTACAACATCTATTCCCACCGCGACGGCAAGGTTTTGAAGCGGGTCAAGAAAGATGGAACCACCCTGATTTCCCGGAATACTAAGGATTATACCGAATCCGACCTGCTCGAGCTGCGAAAGTATATCACCCATCAGATCATTAACAATGAAAAGTTGCATGATGCATCCATCATCATCGACAAATTCCGCCGTATGTGCGAAGATTCCGCACGCAGAGAGGCAAGAGACATCCACCTAGCTGGGGCGGTGTTCAGCGCCGAACATGGCTGCATGGTCAACTCGGAAACGTCCGAGCCTGTGTCTCTCATCTTGTGGAACGTCGGTCAGATTTCCACAAAATTCGATTGATGCGGAAGTGAGGGGCAAAAATGGAAATCAATGAGCAACTGGTATTGAGCGCCTACAATAGGCGAAAATCAATCAAGGCAACTGCGCGGGAATTGGGAATCTCCGAAGGCGTTGTGCGTAAGCACCTGATCGGCGCGGGCGTTGTGGAGACTGCAACGACCCGCAGGATCACGGAACTCCGTGCGGCAGGAATGCCGCTCAAAGATATAGCGGAGCTACTCGGAGTTTCCAGCTCCTCCGTTTCGGTCAACACGCCCTATCAAAAGGGCAGTTATCTCACCGCGAACAAAACATATAACGCTATCAAGATTAGGCAATGCAGAGAGCGCAAACGCGCAGAAGGAGAGAAAAAATGAAATCCATCCAGCTGTATCGAATCTACGGGACGCTAGGGCATGAACTGCAACCGGTATACGCCGATGCAGAATGCTGCCCGCCTGAAAACCCGTATGAGCTGATTGAGGTAGACCTCCCCAAAGGTTGGGAAGCGTACAAAAATGCGCTCGGAGAGACTTTGGTCGAAAGCCCGGACGGGACGGTTTATCTTGTTGGCGACTGTATCAAAGCGGTTTCCGATAACCCCGTTCTCGTCTGGCACGACGGGACAGACCATACCACCGCGCTGAAATGGCGATATAAAAACAATAATGTCCGCGAAATCAGGAACCAGCGCGGCCTCACGCTGCAAGAGCTTTCCGCTAAAACCGGCGTCAACATCCGCCAAATCACGAAACTCGAGCAGGGCGAAATCAATATTGAGAATATCACCGCAAAAAATCTAATGGCGCTGGCCGAAGGGCTAGGAGTAGCCCCGCAGGATTTGTTCCTGTAACATTTTCTTTTCACCCGCTGAATCCGATAAAAACGGATTTGGCGGGTTTATTTTTTTACCCCCTCGAAATCGAGGGGGTTATTTTTTTGCCGCTTTTCATCCGCTTTGCCGCCGAAACGCTCCCCTGAAATGCCGGATAATGAGAGGGAAAGGAGAAGTCAGATGAAAGCGTTTGAACGGCTGATTCGCGCCGGTGTCCCCGTATGGGAAGCGGCAGAGATCATCGAATGGTATAAGTTGCAGGGCGATGATAACGCCCTTGAAAAATACATTGCAGAGATCGAGGGACGGAAACGTGTTCCGGCCCTATAACCCGAACCCCACCGGGAAGAACGTGGGTGACTGCACTGTAAGGGCGTTAACAAAAGGGCTTGGGCGCAGCTGGGAGGAGATATATACCGCCCTTGCCCTGCAAGGCTACTTGATGGGCGACCTACCCAGCGCGAACGCCGTGTGGGGCGCATATCTCAGGCAGCAGGGTTGGACGCGGCACATAATCCCGGACACCTGCCCGGACTGCTACACCGTGGCCGATTTTGCCACGGATCACCCACGCGGGACATATATCCTCGCCCTGTCCGGCCACGTCGCCTGTGTGTCAGAGGGCGATTTATGGGACAGCTGGGATTCCAGCGGCGAAGTCCCATTGTATTACTGGGAAACTAGGAAAGGAATGAGCAGTGATGGCCTATAACCCCTATATGTACGGAAACCCCTATTATCCGCAGATGCAGTTCCAGCCGATGATGAATCAGCCTAACACCGCGATGACACAGCCTGCACAGCAGCAGAACATGGCACAACCTACGCAGCAAATCAATGTGGTCGAGGTCGGCAGTGAGAACGAGGCAACAGGCTATCTTGTCGCTGCCGGTGCATCCGTCCTCCTTTGGTGGAGAGCTGGACATAAGTTTTTCTGGAAAAGCCGTGATATGAATGGATCTCCTTACCCGATGAAAACCATGTCTTACACGGACGATGACGAACCGACAGCTCCACAGGTTACGCCGGAATACATTACCCGGGACGAGTTTGACGGACTCGTACAAAAGGTGAACAAATTGGAGCAAAAGCCTACAAGAAGGGCAAAGGAGGCAGAGCCAGATGTTTAACGGGAACCCGATGATGCAGTTTCAGCAGATGATGAACCAGTTTCAGCAGTTTAAGCAATCGTTTCAGGGCGACCCGAAAGCCGAGGTGGAAAAGCTGCTCCAGTCCGGCAAGATGAGCCAGCAACAGCTAAACCAGCTTCAGCAAATGGCGAAAATGTTTCAGAATTTGATGTAAATTTGTGGCCGCAAATTACAAATAAAATCAAACGAGAGGAGTCTTTCAATGAGTCTTAATTCCGATAGCGGCACTGTGATGACAATGCCGGTTCAGCCTGCCAACACTGGCAATGGTAATGGCTTCGGCTGGGGCGGAGACGGTGCATGGTGGATTATTATCCTGTTCTTGTTCGTGTTTTGCGGTTGGGGCGGAAACTGGGGCAATAGTGGCTTCGGCGGCAATGGTTCTGGCGCTGTCGATGGATACATTCTCACCTCTGACTTTGCCAATATTGAGCGCAAAATCGACGTAGTGAACAACGGTCTGTGCGACGGTTTTTACCAGCAGGCGCAGTTGGTCAACGGCGTCCAGCAGAGCATGAGCAATGGCTTTATGTCCGCTGAACTGTCCCGCGCAAACCAGCAGGCTGCATTGATGCAGCAGCTGTCCCAGATGCAGATGCAGGCGCAGGAGTGCTGCTGCGAAAACCGGGCGGCAATCGCTCAGGTGCGGTATGACATGGCCACTCAGGCTTGTGATACCCGCAACACCGTGCAGAATACCACCCGCGACATCATCGACAGCATGAACGCCGGTTTCCGGGGCATCGAACAGCGCTTGACCGCTCAGGAGATTGCCCAGAAGGATGCGAAGATTGCCGAGCAGAATCAGCAGCTCTTCGCCGCCCAGCTGGCTGCGTCTCAGGCGGCGCAGAACAACTATCTGGTCACCACCCTTAGACCTACCCCTATCCCTGCCTACCAGTCCTGTAACCCGTGGGCTAGTAACGCGGCTCTGGGGTGCTGCGCCTCCTGCTGACAACCGAACACATCAGCTTCCGAGAAATCCTCGGATGGTCAACCCCGTGTTGATACTGAGATTTTGCGGCGGGGTGATATGCCCCGCCGTTTTTTGAAAGGACTGAGAAAATGGCTGAATACACAAACTCCAATATTACGTCTGTTGCCGCCGGGCAGAATGTGCCTCTGCCCGAAACCGCCGTTGCGGGCAAGCCCTGCATCGTGCATCGTGAAGGCGCCGGCATCGTCACACTGCGTGGACTGACTAACCAGTGCAAAGCACGTTTTAAGGTCTCCTTCGGCGCGAATGTTGCCATCCCCACGGGTGGCACGGTGGAGGCAATCACCGCCGCTCTTGCAATCAATGGTGAGCCGCTGACCAGCGCAACTGCTACCGTGACTCCTGCCGCTGTGGAAAATTACTGGAACATCTATGTAGCGGCCTTCGTAGAAGTTCCGCGTGGCTGCTGCGTGACCATTGCCGCCGAAAACACCAGCACTCAGGCCGTCAGCTTTGCCAACAGCAATCTGATTGTCGAGCGCGTAAGCTGAGAGGAGGAGAAACATGGCGAACTATGACGACCTGATGAAAATGCTCTGCGACGAGCTGGAGGACATCAAAAATGATATGCGGAGCCGTGGCGCGTCCGCCGAAACACTGGACGCTATCCGCGATATTACCAGCTCCATCAAAAATATCTACAAGATTGAGATGTTCGAGGAACTGGATGGTTACAGCGGCGACTGGGACGATGACCGCGATATGTACCGGCGCGGCAACAGCTACGCCAGACGCGGAACGCACTACGTGCGCGGCCATTACAGCAAAGGCAGATACAGCCGGGACGACGCAAAGTCTCATATGATCGACCAGCTGGACGAGATGATGGAGCAGGCGGACACCGCCGAGATGAAAGACGCAATCCGCCGTTGCAAAGATCAGCTCGAGCGCGCATAATAAGGGGTGAGTAAATATGCTGGATGCCAAAGAGATCAACGCCGAAATTGCGCGGCTCGAATACGTTGAATCCAGCTACCCTAATTATGCGAAGCTGGCAGACCTATACATCATCCGTGACAGAATGGAAGGCAACGCAGAAAAACCGTTAGCCTACGAACGATCTTATTCTGCCGCCCCGGCGGCTGTCTCTGCTGGCATTACTGGCGACAGCGATTTTTTGCGCACGGTGTCGGATAAAGACCAGCAAAAAGCGTGGGATATTATGGACGAGCTGATGGACACGCTCAAGGTCGTAAACCAGCGGACGTATGATGGAGTCATGCGCAAGATTGAGCAAATATAATGCAATCCCCCAGCCGAAAAAGCTGGGGGATTGCCGTATCAAAAACGTATCAAAAGGCAAAATTCACGCTACTTAATTCACACAGAAACAAGCCTTAATCTTCATCAAAACACACAAAAATGCGTTAGCGCACAATGGATTGCGTGTTTTGTCAGTCTATGATACAATAAAACACCTAAAAAATACACAAATATTTACACATCAATAGCGGAGAAAACGACGGCAAACAGCCATAATCTGCAATTTTTAAATGTAAAAAATAGAAATGTGAATTTATTGCGTAGCAGAATCGTAGCAACTCTCCAAAACTGAGCACAAATCGTCCCGTTTGGCTTTGTAGAGATGAGAGTAAACGCGGAGTGTTATTGTCACGTTTTCGTGACCTAATCGCTCCGCTATAAGTAGCGGCTGAACGCCCTGATCTATCAGCATTGAAGCGTGAGAATGTCGGAGATCATGCACTCTGATGACCGGCACGCCTGCCTTGACGCAGTTGCGCTTGCAGTGGTTGCGGAGCATAGATGCGCTCGCGCCCTCGAAAATCCTACCGCCTGACATGGTGGTGATAAGTGGCTCCAGTTCGTCTTGCAAAAAGCGCGGGATTGATATTACTCTGACGGAGCTTGCGGTTTTCGGAACCCCGATAATTTCCTCTCTGTTGAGCTTTATATAGGTTTTGTTTATGGATATTTTCCCGTCGCGCACATCTTCCGGCGCAAGTGCCAGCAGCTCACCCTCACGCATACCCGTCCAAAATAGCGTATCAAAAGCAATCCGCATAAGCTCGTTTTGCTCACAGGCGCGGAATTTTGTATACTCCTGCACGGTCAGAAATTTCATTTCCCGCCTTTTTTCCTTCCGCTTTTCGGCGATTGCGTTTGCACACGGATTTGACGGCAGTCCGTATAGCCGGACGGCAAAATTAAAAATGCTTGATAACCTAGATTTTATCATGGTGGTCGTCGTTTGAGATAGTGCACCGCCGGTTATGCGCGATTTTTTCTTTTGCAGCTCTCCGTACCACTTGCGTATGGCCAGCGGTGTGACATCTTGCACGGCGGTTTTGCCAAACGCTGGGCGCAGACTCTTTTCGATCGTAAATTCGATTGATGAGTATGTTGTCGGCTTCACCCTCGCCTTTGCGTCCTCCAGGTACAGATCAAACAGCGACGACATGGACATAGACAAGCTGCCATTCATCTTTTGCAAAAACTCTTTTTCAAATTGCTGGGCTTCCCGTTTTGTTTGGAAACCCTCTTTTTTCTTTTGTTTCCGCGAGCCATCGAAGGTAGTATAACGGCAGGTCACCTTCCAACGGCCATCCGGCATTTTAGACACGCTCATACCTTGCTCACCACCGACGTTGTATAGCTCGTCTTGCCCTCCATGACGGCCTCCCGGCCTTTCCTCAGGCCGTCGCGGAATGTCTCCACATTTGGCATGGCATGCTCCGTGTTGACCAGTAGACCGTTTGCACTGGCCGTCTCATACAGGATGTCAATTAAGGATGCGACCGCCAGACGCATAGTCAGCGGCAGGTGATCTAACATCACAAACTCCTCAGATTGCGCCCCGATGTTCGATCCGTGTCTCCCGAAAACAAGAAAATCAAACTTCTGGATTGTGCGATCGGATGCGACATTGCCTATATAGTGTAGCGCTGCACGGCGCAGCTCGTCAATACTGCTATCCTGCGTTAGCGTATACACATCCGGGTAAAGGTATTCCAGCACGGCGGCAAGCGCATCAACACGAAAGAGATCAAACCATGCGATAAATTCATCTACACGGGGAGAAGCTTTCCCAGACTCGTACTTATCCCATGTGCGCAAGTCTACACCTACCATCTCTGCCATCCTGTATTTTGGCAGTCCGACACGCTTCCGCAAATTTTGCAACAAAAGGGCGCATCCATCCCGCAATTCTTCCCGTGTTCTCATGTTATTCCTCCTTTTTTAGTGTTTAGGTTTAAATTCAAACATACACTTTATCCATGATAAGGATAAACAATTGTTTGTATAATAACGCTTAAAGGGGGATAGGCAGATGAATTATCGTAAAAAAATAGCCGAGCACCCTGAGTATGCAGACGCCCTTGTCGCAATGTTTGGAACGGACGACATTGGCCGCATATCTGAGCAGGATGCCCGACTTTTCTGGCACTACGTTGTGCCGCAGTTACAAGATGGTCATTTTAGGGGAGGTGAGAAGACTTAGGCGGTCTTTGCACCCTTGCTGCGGTTGCACCGCCAGCACAGTGTTTGCAAGTTGTCCTCCGTCGTGAGACCACCTTTAGACACTGGTACGATGTGGTCAATCTCAAGCAGCAGATGCGGCTCATCCGCCAGAGACACACCACACTGGCGGCAGGTAAAGTTGTCTCGCTCCTTGATCTGCTGGCGGAGCTTGCTTGTCATGAGCGCCCGCTGACCGGCAACGCTTTTCTTAAATTTCACCGTTTCCGACAGGTAGGCGATGAATTTGTTCAGGTTGGCTGGGTCTAGGGCAATTTCGCATCTTTTTGATTTGTTCCCGCCAGCACTGACATACTCAAAGATATATCGGGGATAGTAGGCGGTTTTAAGATCGACGGGTGCAAAGCCCAGCTTGCTTTCCAGCTTTTTCGCACTGAGCTTACGGATAAGGAGGGGGATTTCACCCTGAATTCCACTCAGGATGAATTTCCGTTCAGCTTCCAAAGCAGCTTTGCCTTCCTCAGCCGCGTCGAAGCTGTTCAGCACTTCCTCGATCTGAGACAGGCTTTCTTCAGTCGCTGGAATACCGAAATATTTACAGATGTACTTAAATGGGTTGCGGCTGGGTTGCGGCGTGCGTTGTCACAGACTGTAGCGGAGCACTTGTAAACATTCGGCACAAATTTTCCGCTGGCCACGCTTGCTTTCGAGTTCCACTTGCTCGTGTCGGTATAATCTGCAGAGCCTGTCTCGACTTGACCGCCTGGCATTGCCGTGAGCTTCAGCTCGTCGATGTGCTGATTCAGGGCGTTGCAATCGTCGATATAAGTCTGGATGCGGGATTTAATCGCAACGAATTTGTCGCTCTTGTAGTACATGGCCTCGTATATAAACCACGCAGCGAGTACGATCAATGCGATTATACATAAGATCAAAAACCCGAAGTTGATCGCCGAATTTACATTCATAGCGCAACACCACCTATATAAATTTAGAATTTGCATAGCGCAAATGGAACATCTGTGCTGCTATCAGCCCAACAAGAAAAAATAATTGAAAATTTAGGACATGTGTACTAAAATGAGAGGGGAAACAAAATGAAAGAGGCAGCGACAAACATACGCATACTTACGCAAACTGAATTTGCAAAGCTTGTACAGAGCATGACGCCCGAACAAATCAACCGTGCAATAGACCTACTAAAGGAGAATGACGATGAAAGTAGTGCAGATCATCCTAGCATTGGTTAGCTTTTTCGCAAGCTATACCATCGTATTTATCCACGCATTTGAGTACATCAAGGAGCGGAAAAATAGGGTTTTTGAAAACGGCCACCACAAATCAACTGACGGGGATGACCTTTTCATTGCCGATGACTATTCTGCGCTGACAACAAAAGACGGGAATTGCAGCATTTCCGTATCCTCTCGCCGTTTTGGCTCCGGCGGGGAAGGTACGTTTATCTGCGGCTGCATCTCCGGCTTTTGTATCGCAATCTTTACCGTGATTGCAGTCAGCCTGATTTAATGCAGCACAACCTGTAAGACAACACCGACCACTGCGGCCAGTGCGGCGACTACTGCTGCGCTGGCCGTTACCCATTTCTGGATGCTGTTTGCACGTTCTTTGCGGAGATCGGTAAGCAGCTGCTTTCCTTCATCCGTTGCAAAGGCGGCAACAACTCCATCTGAATTCGGCCCCATCAACACAATATACCCGTCACAATGTAATCGCTTTGCAACTTGCATATCTTCCGGACTTACTCTTATCCCAGCTTCTTCTTTGCTGTTCTTTTCACTGGCTACCACTGCTTTCAACAGGCGTAAATCCTGCTTATTCATCTTTTGTGCTCTTGTCTAGGTTCACCGCGATCTCAACCGCCGTGATAATGCGCTTGCGCTCTTCGTCCGTCTTTGCATCTTTATACCGTTGGAGCAAGTATCTTGCGCCTTCATCCAAGCCGCTACCCTCTGGGGTGGCGGCTTTTTCTGCGTCCAGCCCCATTAGATAATCAACGGATACACCAAGTATCCGAGAAAGCCTGACCCACGTTGCTTTATCCGGCTCTCTTTTTCCTGTTTCATAATTGCTTATAGTAGGTTCCGACACTTCGAGTCTTTGCGCTAGTTCGGCTTGACTAAAACGATTTTGCTTTCGCACGGCTCTGATTCGGTTCGGCACAGGGTAACACCTCCCTAATTTGAGTATATTTTACAACAAAAATAACGCCGTGTAAATAAAATCTAACAAAATGAAAAACAGTACTTTACAATATGTTAGATTTATGCTATATTATAGTCAGAAAAGACAAAGCAGACAGACAGGAGGAAAAGCTATGAAAATCTACAAACTGAGCAGTTTGATTATGAGCCAGACCATCACGGACGATGACACCATCGAAATCTACGATACACTCGGGAACTTCGTCACTCGCGGCAACTGGTATCAGGATCAGATTCTTGATTTCAGTGGGTTCTTCGGAACCGTGACCTTCCGCCAGGAACACGTTATCCGCTTCGCGCTTAGATGAGCCGAAACGCCTTCGGGCGTCCGTCGGGGCTGACCGCCCGGCGCTGATGATGGCAGGTCACACATATAGGAGGTTATTCAAATGAGCGCAAACGTTGAAACGATGATGTATGTCCGCGAAAAGCCCTGGCACGGTCTGGGAACGATGGTGCAGGAAGCACCCAACAGTGAGGAAGCTCTCCGGCTGGCTGGCCTTGATTGGACGGTAGAACAGCACCCCGTCTTTGCTGACGGCATGGAAATTCCCGGCTACAAGGCCAACATCCGTGATAGCGACGGCTCCTGCTTGGGCATCGTTGGCAACCGCTATCGCGTCGTTCAGAATGCAGAGGCATTCAGCTTCACCGACTCCCTGATTGGTAGCGACGTCCACTATGAAACCGCCGGAAGCCTTTGCGGCGGCAAGAAGATCTGGCTGCTGGCAAAGATGCCGGACACCGAAATTTGCGGCGATAAGACCGAGCCTTACATGGTATTTACCAATAGTCACGACGGCACGGGCGCAATCCGCGTCTGCATGACCCCCATCCGGGTCGTCTGCAACAACACCCTGAACCTCGCTCTCAACGGTGCACAGCGTGCTTGGAGCGTGCACCATGTGGGCGACATCTCCGCTAAACTGAGCGAGGCGCGGCACTGCCTCGATATGGCCAACGGCTATATGACCGATCTGGCGGAGCAGGCCGACCGGCTGGCGAACAAGACCGTCACCGATGACCGGCTGCGGGAAATCCTGAACGACCTGTTCCCGGCGAACGACGACATGAGCGATCTCCAGAAGCGTCACGTCCAGCAGCTCAAAGATGAGTATATGGTGTGCTGGTTCGCCCCCGACATCGCCAAATTCCGCAACACCGCATGGGGCGCAGTCAATGCCATGTCCGATATGGTGACGCACACCAAGCCCCACCGCAACACCGCCAGCTATCAGGCCAACAACTGGAACCGCGTCATGAGCGGCCATTATCTCATCGACCAGATGGCCGCTGCGGTCGGAAAGGGGGTGTGAACATGACCACCTCCATTTATGAGGCCATTTCCGACTGGCTCTGGCAAAACGAGCTCGCAATCCTCGAGCTGCCGAATGGCGGTTTTGTCCAGTATGTCAGTGGCTGGCTGCTAGTGTATGACATCGACGGAAGCTACAAACGGGAATGTGCTTTGACCTCTGAGAACGTGAAAAACCTGCTGAAATAAATTTACGAAACGGTATTTTTGTATTTACAAACTTAACATATTGTAATATAATAGATTTACAGTTCGTAAGAAAGAGCAAAAGGAGGTGAGCAAATGATGAAAATGAAAGCCCTGCGTCTGGTCGCTGGGCTGACTCAGGATGATGTGAGCAAGGCTATTGGAGTGGCCAGACCGACCGTGTTCCTGTGGGAAAGCGGAGCAGCTCTCCCGAGAAGGAGTAACCTTGAAAAGCTTGCTGCACTTTATGGCTGCAAAATCAGCGAATTGCTAGAAGATGACGCAGAGGTGAAATAAATGACCAGACAGCTTATCACCGCCCGCGAAGCGGCAGCTCTGCTGGGCATCGGCGAACAGTCAGCGCGGGAAGTCCTGCGCAAGATCAACGCCGAAATGAAGAAAGAGGGACTGTTCACACTGGATAACCCGGTTAAAGTCCCCCGAAGGAGATTGCTCCAGCGGTTCGGGCTGGAAAAGGAGTGAGGGTATGGACAACCTGACCACTCAGCGCAAGCAAATCTTGGAGCACCTGAAAAAGCACGGCAAAATCACCAGCATGGAATCCTTTGAGCTGTTCGGGTGCACAAGATTGAGCGGTCGTATTTACGACCTGAGGGCAGAGGGCTACACCATCCTGACCGAGCGCACGGAAGGCAAGAGCCGCACCGGGCACAGGACGGAGTACGCAACGTATTATCTGGATAGTGGGGGAGACAACACATGAATGACAAGTATGAGTTCACCGGCGAAGAAAAAGTACTGGACGGCGGAGCTGTAGTACGCCGCATCAAAGCAATAAAAGATTTCGGCCTCGTCAAAGCCGGTGACATCGGCGGGTGGATTGAGACGGAGAAAAACCTTGACGTGTCCGGCAACGCTTGGGTGTACGGCAACGCTTGGGTGTACGGCGACGCTCAGGTGTACGGCGACGCTCAGGTGTACGGCAACGCTCAGGTGTACGGCAACGCTCAGGTGTACGGCAACGCTTGGGTGTCCGGCAACGCTCGGGTGTACGGCAACGCTTGGGTGTACGGCAACGCTTGGGTGTACGGCGACGCTCAGGTGTAC